GAAAGTGATGGACGGCATGACGCCCCCTACGTGGTCCGAGGCCGCGCCGGGACGGGGTCATCTCCACCGCGACGGTGGACCACCATGCGCCGATTCTTCCCCTTCAAGCTGAGCATCATCGCGTTGAGCTGGCTTGCGTATGCCGACCCACCTTTCTGGTTATAGTGCAGCTTCGCGTTCGTGAGCGCGTGGAGGAAGATCAGCGCATCGTCGATGCTCGCGAGATCGTTGTCCTGCGTGAACCGCGAAGGGGCGACGACATGGTACCGGCGAATGGTATAGGCCGCGTCCGGTTCTGGCCACACTTCCATCTGCGAGAACCGTTCATATCTCGCCGGGATCGACTGCGTCGAAGCGTCAGACCGCATCGCCCAATCGATGCCCTCTTTCATCGGAACCCATCGCGTCCCGTCCCATACCGCCATATCGGTGATGCGGTTCGGGTCGCAGTCTGGCGCCCAATCGTAGAGCGTCTGCCCGACGCCAGTGACCTTCTCGTCGTACGTGATCAGGTGACGCCAGTCGAACTGCGCGTAGAGTTGATCCTGCGCCCCTCGAAGAAACGAATCGATCAGCGCAGAATTGACCCCGGACGACCCCGCTGCACCAAAACCGAGACGCAACGACAGGTCAGCGCGCAGTTCCCCCAGCGTCCTGTACACGATATGGACTCACTTCACGACACGTCGTACTCGTCCTTGCGCGGACGCCCCCGACGCGGCGCGGACTCATGATGCGGCATCACGACATGCTCATCGACCCCCGCATAGCCCCCGCCCAGCTTCTCGGCGTTCCGCCCATAGACCCGCTCGACGAAATACTGTCCGCCCTGGTCCGACCCATAGTACGCAGTCAGACGGGACACTTCCTCGCCCTTGTCCAGCTCGACGGGCGGGTGATCCTCCATTGCATCGACGACGGTCACGTTCCCGTCTCCATGAACATCCTTGAGAATCTCGACCTCGTGCGCAAAAACGACCGGCGCAATGGTTTCGGCCATCCCGCGATGGACATGGCATTTGACGTATCGTGCGAGCATAGTGACTCCCGTTAAAGATAGATCAGGACAGCAGCAGCCCTTCCACCGACCCACTCGTGAAGGCCGTCACGTTAAGGCGCATGCGACGGTACGCCGTCACAACGGCCATCTTGCTGCCGCTGTTACTGGCCGGGGCGGTGAACGTGAGCAAATCCGTCCACGAAGCCGACCCATCGGCGACGGAATCCAAGTCATTCGTGCCCTGAACCTTCACGGTGCCGACGAATGCCCCGTTGGTCGGCTGAATGACCGCAAAGACGGACGTGCCGCGCTGGAATTTGTCAGTGGTGTCTTCAGGCTTGATGCTTGCCGCAGCCGTCGCAGACGTTAGCGTCCCCAATGCAACAGAAACGATAGACATGGTCTCCCCTCCGAATCAAGAAATCGCCAACACGGCGTGGGCGTTACATTGGTTACTCGTCAGCGCGCCGCGCCACGTCAGTGCCCAATAGTACGTGTACTTGTCGTACACACGAGGCGGTTTGCGCGAAATCATGTCCTGCCCTTCCATCGGGCGCAGCGTCAGCGCGCGGGTGTTGATGAAATAGCAACGCTTGGTCCATGTCGGAGTCGGGTTCACGAACCCGCCGAAGTTGTCATCGAACTCCGGCGCCCACTGAATCTCGACGCCCTTGAAATACAGCGAGCCGACACCGCCGTCGAGGTCGCGCGGCTTCCCGCCCCCGTACTGAAGTTGCTGGCCAGCCGCCGCCATGGCCGCGATGTACGTATCGATGAACGCCGCGCCGGCAATGATCAGGTCAGGCCGGCTCGATGCGTTCTTGACACACGCGCGCCAAGCGGTCTCCATCGCAGCAAGGATGGTGCTCGACCCTAGTCCGGTCGATTTGTGGTTGCGCCAGTACGTGTTGGCCGCAACGGACCGATCAATTCCGGCCACCGTGCCGGTCGTCGGGTCAATCGCGACAATCGCATCCAGTCCAAGAATCGCATCGGTCGAACTCGAACCGTCCAGGTGCAGGAACATCGAAAACTTCTCTTCGAACCCGGACCGCAAAACCTCGGTCGTCTCTTTCATCAGGTCGTTGAGCTGGACCAACTCAGCACGCGACGCGGTGCCCGCCTTTCCAGAATCGTCGATCGTGATGCCGTTCTGTGCGAGACGGTCTTCGTCCAGCGACACGCCGTCATGCGCCGACCGCCACGGGAACTGCGCGACCTCATTGGTCACCCGCTTGTTATACGAAACGACCGTCGCGCCGTTGAACCATTGAAAGCTCGACTGGTAGCGGTAACGGAGAATCTCGGTGACGAAGTTCTTGCCCCCAGGGAACGTCTTTTTCTTCGCCGACAGGGCCTTCAACAAAGGCCGCTCGACTCCGACTTGATCGATGGGGTTCTTGCGGATGATGTAGTCAAGCGCGATTTTGCCCGCGTCTTGAAGCTCTTGCGCCGTGAATGGCATTTTGTTTGCTCCTGCGAAAAAATGACCGAGCCCGCGCACATGCGCGAACCATTCACCGTTGGCGAAACGGTCAATCAGCCATCCATTCGCAGAGGCGAAATCTGCGTTCAGCCTATGAACACCACGCCCTAGTCTATACCATAACCCAGCCCAGTGGTCAAAGCTTCGAGCATCGATTCAGGCTGTTTCGATCCTCCCGACTTCCCGGACGAACGCAGTGGCGTTTTCAGCGCCACTTTCGACGTCGCCGGCGCGGGCATGGCCGATAGGGTGTCGTACAGCAGCCGCACCTGGCTCGCCCATAACGACGGGGGGAAGCTCTTTGCGATTTCAGGGATGCGCTTCAGAATCACGTCTTCCTTCGCCGAAAAGTCCGGGTCAGCCTGCGCCCACTGAGCCCCCAGCTTGTCGATTTCGGCAATCGCCTGTGCGCGCTCGGACTGCGCCGCATGCTGACGCTGCATCGTCGCGCTCGACATTTCTTGCTGTCGCTGAATCTCCTGAATCAGGGCGCGAGACCTGGCCAGTTCCAATGCGGCCTGCTCATCCATTTGGAACTGATCGACCCGTGCGCGAAGGTCCGGGAACTCGGCCAGCGGGTCCGTACCAGGAACAACCCGCCCCGTCGCCAGCGCAATCCGCCGGCGCTGCTCGTCCAAGACCCTGAGCGCCCCGTCGAGGTCTCCCGACTTGACCATGCGCATGTACTCGATCGCCTGCGAGAACTCCTGCGGCGTCGCCATGGACGATTGCACGACACGGCGGAACTGATCCAGTTCTTCCGTTGCCCCCCTCAGAGCCTGACTCGTTTCCTGTAGCCGTCCCGTCAGCTTCCGAAACCGGTCCTGCGCCTTGGTCGAAAGGCCGTCCGGCATCGACAGGTCTTCGTCGTCTTTAGGTGAAGCGGGCTCGTCTCCAGCCTTCTTCAGCGCGGCGTCTTCTGTGCCATCTGGCGCTTCTTCTTCGTTCGCTTCCCCGCCCTGATCCTCCGCCTGTTCCTGATCCAGGCCGAGACCCTGTTCGATGGCTTCGAGCATTGAGCCTTCGTCTTCGTGCTTGACATCCTCTTTGGCGTGCGATTCTGCTTCTTGCGATTGCGATTCGTTCAGTTCGTCACCCATGGTCACCTCCTCATCTAGCCGTTCATCATCCCGCCGATATGGCCCGCTGCGTGGCGTGCCTGCGCTGCAATCAGCGCCTTCTGAATCTCCGCTTCCGCCTTGATGCGTGCTTCTTCCAATCGCCCAGCGAGCTTCTCTTTCAGCATCTGGTTCTCTTGCTGCAATTGCTCGACGGCGGCGCCCATCTGTTGCTGCTGCTGCACCAACTCGGGCGGAATCTGCGCGGCCTGTTCAGGCTGTTGCGCATCAGAACGGATGGACGGGATGAATGCCTCGATATCGATCCGCTCATCGAACCGCCGCAACGTTTCCTCCAGCAGTTTTAGAACCGTCTCGGCCATGTCATGCTGGCCGGCCTGCCGCAATTGCACGATCTGTTGCACCGATTGCTGTATCTGCGGGAGCATCTGCACCCATTGTTCGCGTTCTCTCGAATGATTCGGCCGGCCCGACGACCCGGCGCGGATGTTGATCTGCACCATGTCGAACACCTGATCTTTCGTCATCTGCGGCCACACGGCGCCCTTGCCGGCCATGCGCTCCACCTGTTGCGGTGACAGCGCTTGCAAACACAGTTCGCCCGCGTATTTGGCCATCTCGCTGACCCAGTCTTCGATCGTGTCCTGCCGCTCGGCCATGCGGCTTTGTAACCCCATGGACATGATCTCGGCCTCGGTCGCCGTCTTGGCGCGGTTGATCGTCCCTTTCGACGCATCGCCTGCGCCAAGGACCATCTCGGCATCACGCAGAATGTGCTGCACGTCGTAGGTGGCCGGATCAACCGGCGGATTCTTCAGGATCGCGATATCGTTTTCGATCGGAACTTGTGGATCGCCCTCGATCGGAATCCAATCGTTCGAGCGTCGATTCGTCAGCCGTTTGATATCCGCATCAGTCAGACTCCCCGCAGCCCGATAGACCCGAACCGGAAGATTTTCCTTGCGGTGCTCGGCGAAGTTCGTCCGTGTCGTGTTGTACTCGTCCTGTAGCTCGACCAGCAGTTCCGTGTCCGATAGCGGATGCATGCGCCCGTCGGTCAGATTGAACGCGAGCCCGAAAAACGGGTAAAACCGCTCGCCGGACGGTTCCGGCACATACGGATCCCGCGACCATTCCTTGCTGCCTGCGCACAGCGTGTACACGGTGTTGCTGTTCCGGTCCCACACCTCGAAAACTGCCACCAGTGACGGGGCTAGGTCGTCTGCAACCGAATTCCCGCGTTCCTGTCGGTCACTGTCATAGCGGCTCGCTGTCTTGGGCGGTTCCTTGCCGAATGCGGCCTCGTACTCGTCGCACGTCATCCACACCCGGTGCGCGATCGCGTCGGCCTGCGCGTAGGCATCGAAATCGGTCAGGGTGTCGTCGAGAATAAACACGTCCTCAGACTGGATTTTGTCGATCGCGATGCCTTCGGCCGCCGAAACCTCGGCCTGCTGGCGCAGCGCGGCGAGCATTTGCTCCAGCTCCGCGCGCTTCGCCTCCAGCTCTGAAAGCCCTTCGTCGCCCTCTTCAATTTCGTCGATCAGCCGCGTAATCCGTTGCAGGTTATCCTGTGTGTCGGCGATTCTGTTGCTGATGATCGGGTCAATGCGGATATCCTGCTGCCACGACACCTTGAGCCAGCCCACCCCCGTCGTCATCGCGGACCGCACCGCCCCTTTTGCGCGGGGCTTCAGTTGGCCATCGGTGACGAAAACGCGGTTCAACACGATTTGCATCGTGCGGCAGAACTTGCCGACCCATTCGTATCCCGATTCATCGACGGATTCGGCCGGCACCACCGCGATCTCGGGGTTCTTGGCATAAATCTGCGGCAGGATCGCGGCGAAATTGGAGTGCACGATGTTCGTCCGCACCAGCCCAGATTCGCCATCGTCGCCCACATCTCCCCGGACGTAGGCCCGGAGTTTCTTGTACTTCTTCTCAAGTTCATCTTCGCGGCGAACCCGCAACGCCCGGTCGAGACGCTTGGCCCATTTCCGCGCCAGTGCGTTGTCGTCGGGCCGTTCGGCGGTGTCGGTCTTTGGCTTTGCGGACTCATCCATTGGCCGGCCTCATTTCTACGGTTGCTTGCAGCCCTGTATTGGCATCGAAATGACGTAGCCCTTTGATCGTGTCGATCAGCCCCTCTTGTGCGATCGTCTCGGCCGTGATGGGACTGTTTGCGAACACGACGATCAATTCACCATCCACCGTGTGCCCGTTGACCGTGTATATCCACGCATCCAGGCCGCGCTCCATGACGACATGCGCCTCGAACTCTGCATGTGGGGCCTCCATCGTCGCCAGTTCCGGGAACTTGATATCCGTTCTGGACGACTTCAGCCCTTTGCACACCCTCGACACCTCGTCCATGCTCATCGTGCCACACTCCTGTATGGGCTGATCCGCTCAGGCTCATCCGTCAGGCGGATCATGTGCTCAACGGTACCACGTGCCGGCTGCCTCGGTGCAGGCTCAGGCACTCGTGCATCACGCATCTGATCGAGATAGCGGCCGATCAGTGAGCACACGTCAACCTTGTCATCCAGCGGGCTGGCGTTAAACACGATCAACTGATTGAGCAGCCGATCCCCGATCTCTCCGATCGGCAAATATACCATGCGGCTCGCAGCCATCGCCTGAAACGGCCGGGCCCGTGTCGGCTTATCCCGAACAACAGACAGCCATTCTGTTCGAACGAGGCTTTTTCTTTCTCGCATCCTGCGCCTCAGAAACGGCTCCACCGAACTCCGTATCGGCCCGGCCTCCCCAATCCACGCCACGGGGCGCCATTTATCAACCAGGTCAAGTTGCGTCTCAACCCACACGTCCGACGTGGTCTGCCCGCTCCACCAGTCGAGGACATACAGATCTCCCTCAGGATCGAGGCCGAAAACGCCGTGCTCTGTGTAGTTGCCTCCATCCTCGGTCACGGCGTAATCACTCGCCCCGTATACCCGTAGGTGTTTCGGCGCGCGCTCGTATCTGTGGAACCAATCGCGCTGAAAATATCCGCC